AGCAATTCTGCCATCAAAATACTCCAAAACATTTTTACCGTCCATTCGTTCCGGTGTAGCCGTTAATCCTAAGAGTATTTGTGGCTTAAAATGGGATAAAACGAATTGGTATGTTGGTGCCGCTGCGTGATGGAATTCATCAGCGTATGTCAAGATAGGTCTAACAATTTTTTCTGCCATATTTTAGATGGCAGATATTCACTTGCTTTTATCCCACACAATGATCGTATTGCATTTAATATCTGGAGTTTCATTTGTCGGATAATAGTTCATCTTGTCCATAAAGTTATATATAGAAGCCAAAACATCATTTATATATTTACTATATTCCCCAACTGCTTCTGGCATCAGAGAATAGGTTTTCATTTTCATTCCAGTCAACGCGCCATCCCCAACAGGAACATTTTGAAGATGACACGATGTTCTTATATCATCGGTAAACATCTCTCTCAAATATACATTCTGGAAGGGTTGTACTCCGTTTATATATAGATACTTCTTATCAAATAAAATTGATCCATATAAACTCTCTGCACCTTCAATCGCAGTAAGATAAAAAGCTTTTGTATTCTGTAATACCGCTTCATATTTCTTTTCATTCTCACAGAGTAGAACTGCTTTATTTACTGAATGCACAAACCAATTATATTTGTCTAATGTTTGATAAATATTGATAATATCAGCTAAATATCGACGATTATTAGAATCATACAAAGCACGTATTTCATTTTTTAGTCGTTCTATAACACAACTGTAATCGATTGCTAACATTAGTTCATTCAGCAAAGCATTTTTAAGATTACTCTCTATCACCTCTTTGTCAGGTGGCAAAACACCACCTGAATAAACATAATCTTCAGAAAACACTATCCGCATCAGATTGTTATATACAACATACATATCATCATACAAATCTTTGAGAACAAAATCTCGCTGTAACTGCTGCATATCACATTCAGAAATCCCAGCATCAATCCACTCACATAAATAACTTGCTGCGCGACTATCATTTTTCTTAAGAGGGCTTATTCTTTTATGGTTTATATCAAAAGCCAATTGCGCGATTTCCGTATCTTTAGAGCATAATAAAATAACCCTCTTTTCACCTAAAACAGCATCCGCAATACCAACCTCATACATTACATTCGGATTTGATATTGCATGATTATTATCTTGCTTTATTGCGGTTAGATCCCCAACGAACAAATCACAGTTTGCAATTTGTTCCCAAACCATATTAACAACATCCGGTGATCCAGATTCATCTTGTGCTGGATATCTTATAACCTCAATATCAATGCCTTTTGATTTCTCTATATCTACAACTTCTCGTATAGTTCTTGTTATAAAATTTGTATACTCTTTATCTTGGTTTTGCCATGCTTGAAATAATCTGTAGTGTCTCATTTTTATTCGGCACCTTCTCTCTTCACATACGTCAATTCTATATCGTACCCCAGCGCCTCCATCATCTGAACAAAAGTATTATTCACCACACCATTCGGCTTCTTGATCACACGATTCACATATGACTTTGTGGTCTGAATATCCTCAGCAATCTGTGCCTGGGTTGTTCCATTCTCTATACATTTTACTTTTACATCAACTTCAATATTGTTCTTAACCATACCAAATCCTCAAATATCAAGTTTCACAAAATGGATAACTTATTGTACCATAAAAATCCATTCTTCTCAATCAAAAAAGAAGCCAGTCAGACTCATCATCCAACCGGCTCCTGCCTTAAATCCCTATGAACTTTCTTACTTCATCCTTAAACTTCCAGACAATCTCCACATGTTCTGGATCAGTAACAACAACCTTCTCAATCAGTTCCTGCACCATTACCTGCGTCAGTTCATCCGCTCTGGAATACTTCTTCATCACACCAAGTGCCTGAGATAAGCCGTCATCCTTCACAGTTTCTGCTGCCTTAAGCTTCTGCTCCAGTTCTGCTATGTCAGCATCAAGCTTTTCCGCAAGTCTTCCAAGGTCTGCTCTTCTTCTCTGGTACACTTCCTTATCCAACTGACCTGCCATAAACTGATCCACATTTGCAAATCTATCTGACTCACATTTTTTCTTTTCCTGCTGCAACCTGGCAAGCTTCTCAGTCAGAAGCAGATTATCCTGTCTGCTAACATTATTCTGCTTGTCCAATTCCTTCTTAAAAGCATCCGTCATATCGAGCAACTGCCTAATCACTGACCATACAATCTCATTCAGATTATCCTCAGTTACATATCTCTTGCAGCACCCATTCTCTTCCGTCTGCTCTTTTGCATGTGGGCAGGTAAAATATCTGTAGGTAACTCCATTACGTGAGTAAGTCCTATAACTCATTGCCCTTCCGCAGGTACCGCACTTAACTTTCCTGTAAAGAGGATAAGTCTTTGGAATAACCTTCTTCGTTTCCCCAATCTTATAAAAGATTTCCTGAGCCTTCTGAAACTCTTCCTTTGTGATTATCCCTTCATGCTTGCCTTCCACAATGAACTGCTCTTCTTTCGGTACCGATGCAGTGTGTTTGCACCCGACACCGATTCCCTGCCTCTTATGACCGACAATAGCACCGTAATACATTTCCTGCTTCAATATCGTTCGCAGATTAGTATGCGTCCAGCAAGCCTTGTCAGAAGCGCTGGCAAACTTCTTCGTGCCAGGATGTTTGCGTCTGTAATACTGCCCCGGCGTTTCAACACCTCTCTCACTCAGTGTCCGTGCCATATCAATCAGACGCATCTTTGCAATAGCCATATCAAATATCTCCCTGACAACTGCTGCTGCCTCTGGATCAATAACCAGCTTATGCTTATCCATCGGGTCCTTCATCAGACCATAAGGCACGTGACCGCCAAGGTATTTCCCCTGCTTCATCTTCTGGTACTTTGCAGTCTTAACCTTCACGGACAAATCCTTGCTGTAATAATCATAAACGATATTCTTCATGACCACATCAAGACCACCGGTAGTGCCCTTGTAATCAGCACTGTCATAATGGTCATTTATGGAAATGAACCTCACACCCATAAAAGGGAATATTCTTTCCAGATAATCACCCAGTTCGATATAATCTCTTCCAAATCTGGAGAAGTCCTTTACGATAACACAGTTAATCTCACCCTTTTTTATTTTCTCCAGCAGTCGCTCAAAGGAAGGCCGCTGGAAGTTCGTACCGGAATAGCCGTCATCAAAAAACTCATACTGCACTGAATTCTTAAGTTCAGTACTGTCATTGATAAAATTCTGTATCAAAGCCTTCTGGTGGGATATACTCTCACTCTCAGACTTATTCTCTTTTTTCATCAAGTCCTGATCTGCCTGTGACAGACGAATATATTTTCCGATTACCCATTTACTCATGACCATCACCTGCCATTTCAGCAATTATCAGATTAAAGATGTTTCTCTGCTCTGCAAAATTGAGATTCACCTCTACACGATTATCCTCAAACACCTTTACAGAGCTGACCAGGTGTTTCACCAAGTCAGAATCAATCTCCGTAATATCCTCAGCCTGATGAATTGCACCAAGCCATTCATTACTCAACGACAAAACATCGTCCAGTTGAGTCTTCTTTGCCTTTTCCACAATAAGCTTCTTTTCCATATCAGCAGCTTCTTCGTCATATTTTTTCTTGGCAAATTGGTACTCAGCCTCATCCAGAATGCCTTCTGCAAAATTCTCAAATAAAGATTCTCTCTTTCCGTTAATCTTTTTCAGTTCCTGCGACAGATAATTTATCTGACCAACATATTTATCAATCAGGTTCTTCTCTCTTTCAGAGCCACGCATCTGCCGGATAAGCTGCTCCTGCTTCAAAGCAAAATCCAACTGAACCTTAATTGCAGCCAGAACTGCTTCGGCAACAACCGGATATCTTATGGAATGTCTGGAACATCTGCTGTAACCACTGTCCAGATATCCGCCGCATACATAGATGGCATGATCCTGATCTACCGGATATCTTCTGTCTGTAGGTTTCACAAAACGCATCCTCTTACCGCAATCACCGCAGTAAATTTTACCCTTGAAATGATTAGTAACCAGTTCCCTTAGCGGTGCATTCTTATCCATCTTTTCCTTAAATGTCTTTGCCCTGTCAGCAAACATCTTCTGAACCCTATCAAATAATTCCTTACTGATAATCGGCTCATGAGCATCAGGCACGTATCTCCATTCCTCTTCCGGAGCACGATGCATCTTGATTCCCTCATACAATGACTTTGGAATCCTTCCATAAACGATACATCCGGTGTAGGTAGGATTTTTCAGAATATCAATAATGGTGCGTCCAAACCATACCGTGTTCTTATATTTCTCTGCTCTCCATATACCAAGGTCAACCTTACGTCTGGCAGGCGTAACTGCTCCCATATCATTGAGCCTTTTACAGATTTCACTGTGCGAAACACCGTCAGCCTTCCACTCATAAATCATTCTCACATAAGGAGCAGTTTCCTGATCCACTTCATATCGATATGCCACTTCCTTTGACTTCACATATCCATATGGAGCAAATGCCGGAAGGAACTCTCCCTTCTCCTGTCTAGCCCTGAATGATGTGATAATCTTTCTGGAAATATCCTTGGCATACACATCATTTATCATATTTTTAAGCGGTATCATCAGAGCACCCTCTGCATCATCACAGGTCAGACTGTCATATCCATCTGTAATGGAAATAAATCTGATTCCCATAAATGGAAATATCTTTTCCAGGTACTCACCAGCTTCAATATAATCTCTGCCAAAGCGGCTCAGGTCTTTTACAAGCACGCACTTTACTTTACCGTTTCTGATATCATCCATCATCCTCTTGAACTCAGGACGGTCAAAGTTTGTACCCTTTTCTCCATTGTCTTCGTAGATTCCATAAAGCTTTAAATCTGTATGCTCAGCCAGATATGCCTTACAGAAGCTAATCTGATTTGCAATAGAATCACCGTCATCATCTTTACCACTATTTTCAATAGACAGACGTACATATATTGCCGTAGAAAAATTAATGCTTTCCTGTATCGGTGCTTCGATTACGGCACCAGTAGTTTTTCTGCTTTTTCTTGCCACACCGCACCTCCTACACTGCCATCTGAGATTTCATATCTGAAGGTATATTGGAGACAGCTGCTATCAGCTTATCCCAGTTATCATGATATCTGAACACTACATGAATGCCCTTGCCTTCCAAAATCTCAATATGGTCTATCAAATCCACAACAACATTTCTGGTTACCTCTGTGATGTTCTGGTACTGCTTAAACACTTCCGTCCATGACAGCTGCTCTCTATTGTTATTCACCATCTGCTCACGTTCCGCTTCAATGGCTGCAATAGCCTGTTCCGCTTCCTGTATTTTCA